AGTTCATAAACTCTTTGACTCTATGTGCTTGTGCAACTTTTTCAGATGACTCTAGCCCAATAATCTGTGTTCTGACTGGTCCGCTTGATGGCATTAATTCTTTGTAAGCTAAAGCTTGAAATTGTGTAACTGCTTCTGCAAGCACAGGGTGTGTTGCACCAGATGCTCCTTGGAATGGTTCTGATCTATCTTCGTATTTAAAACCAAGTAGGTCTAATCCTTTTTTATAAGTTTGTTCCCACTCATCTCTTGATGAAGCACACTCGTCGTATGCTTCTAAAACTTCTGATGCTATTTCATTAAGATCACCATCTTCTAAAAATTCTGCCAAGTTTGAATTGTGTTGTTCTGCACCTTGCATAGCTTCTTCTTGAGGATCAAAATCTACCACAGCACCACCGTCTTCCATCATCTCAATATTAACTTCAGCATTTGGGTTTAAGTCTTGTGCTTCTAGTTCTACGTCTTCAGGTAGAATTTGTGTAGGCATTTTTACTTGATCGTCTTTTTCTATAGCCATTATTTACTCCTGTATAATGTTCCCATGCCTTGTGACATCGGACCTTTTTGTGGTGGCACTGTGCCACCGTTTGCAAAACTTTTAGTTAGTGAAAGTCTTATTTCATCTTCTGGTGACATCATACCTGGCTGCATAATTGCATCATCATAGTAACCACCTTGTAACATAAAATCATTACCTAAATCTAGCTTGCCTTCATACTTCATAGTTGGATCATATCCTTCAACTCCTCTTGCCAACATATCCAATTCAAGTTTACCTAATTTTACCCCACCACCAATTTCATACTCACCAGTAGCACTATTGTATCTAGGATCAGCTAGTTCTGCTTCGGAAATCACACCACCTTCTTTTTTCCCCATTCGCATGTATTTTTCCATATCTGATTGCATTTTTTGCACATACGGCATTCTTGAACCTCTAGATCTTATAGGCATATCACGAATAGATTCTAGTGTCGCTTTATTTATATAAGCTGCGCCACCGTCCTTAAAACCAACACTACCACCTAAATTAAACTGTGGCTTTGACCCACCTTCTCTAAATAACATTCTTATAAATCTTTCTGATCCTTCTGGATCTTGTTTTATCATTTTTTGTAATTTTACATTGTCATCTACCAGTATGGCTCTAAATCTTTCGTAGTCAACTAGCTTCATCATAGCGCCTCTCATAGCTTCGTTGTACCTAGGTGATTCTTGCACCATGTCATACAAAGAATCTAATCGTTCAAGTGAAACTCCTTTGTTTCTAGAAACATTTTTAATTTGTTGCATGTCGCCTATAATGTCAGATCTATGTCCTGTTTGAAAAGGACCTGTCTCAACCATTTCTTTTTCAAGCCGTGGATTTATTCTTCTTAGTAGTCCCATTAGTCCACCTTTAAGTTTTTTCTCTCTTGGTTTAAATGGAATAACATTATCTTTTACTTTATCCCCTAGTCTATTTAATTGTGTAAAATCTACTTGAGCTCCTATCATTTCCTTACCATCAAAAATTGGTTTCGGTGTTAAGTCACCCCCTAATCTTTCTATTTCAAATATGTCATCCATTCTTCCTACAGCATCATCCATGTATTCTAAATAATCATTGCTTAAACCAGCAACAGGGTTGTCATAAATTTGTTTAGCTACTTTGTCTCTCATAGCTTTTGCAATTTTTGTTCTTTGTGTTTGAGTCATTAAACCAAGTTTTTGACCTGTTAGTATGGCCTCTGCTTCTAGTAAACTTGTGTGAAGACCTTTACCAGTTGGTTCATCGTAAACTTCGTCAGGAACTTTATTAAGTTGTTTTTCAAATATTTCGTCAAACTGTTCTTGAGAAACACCTTTTGTTGTTACTTTTTGTTTGTAAGTTTGTTTTTGTCCAAAAGGTTTTACACCTCTTGCTGCAAGTTTGATGGCTTGCATAATTCCTTTAGCAGCTCCGCCCAGCGCCATTTCAACACGACCACCGTCAGCTTGTTTTGTTCTTGTTTTTTTAAGTGCGTCTTGCAAAAACTGTAATGCTTCTGCAGGGTCTTCACCGTCGTCCATCATTCTATTAAAAGCCTCAATCGCTTCTCCCACTTGAGTTTGTTCTGCTCTTGCAATCTCTGTCATGGCTTTTGCTTCTGCTTCCATTTTTTTCATGCTTTGAAGAATTTCATCACTTTCATTAGTCATGCCAGTTATAAGATCATCCATTTGTTTTCTAGGTCCTTCACCTAGCGCTTCCATCATGTCATCTACAAAGCTTTCCGTCTCTCCAGGCACAGCTTGTTTATTACTAACAAAAGCTCTTATGCTATCATCGTCAAATGCACTCATAAGTTTTGGACTACCTGACTCGTATCCTTGGTTAGCTAATTCAGCAATAGCTTCTCTAATTTCTGTTTCAGTCTTACCTGTTTCTTTCATCATTCTATTGATCAAAGGTATGTCTGCTATTGTTTTTTCATAAAGACTGTCTTGTACTGCATTGCCTTCGTCAAGAAGTTTAACTTTTTTACCTGCAGTTATGCCACCCAGTAATGGGTTTTCATCTTGAGCTTTTAAAACTTCGTACTCTCTTCTAGTCATCTGGCCCTGGCTTGTATTTACCATGTCATCCACTACTTCACCTTGTATAGTAGACCCTTCATCAGTTATTTTTGTACCTTCATCAAAAATGGTAGGTTTTTCATTTTTATAAATACGCTGACCTTCTCTATTTTTTGTCATGCTCATTTCACCATAGTGTTTACCATATAAAACCCTGTCGCCCGGTCCACCTGGCATGTCCGTGAGCCGTTCTCCAGTCTCATTGAGTTTTGAATAACGTTCCGCGGCGCCCGGTCCGCGTCTATTGAAACTAAGTGGGTGTGCGTGCAATCTTTCACTGCCCATGTAACGCGCCTCGAGAAGATTAACGAGCTCGTCCATCTTTGATTCATTTTCTCTGTAAAATAGTTTTGATAATTGTGGGTCTGCGTCTGCTGTGTCTATAATTCTATAAGATTCTCTAACTTCATCTACTCCAAATTCATCAACTAAATTTTTTGCAAATACGTTTTCTACTTTAGCCACTCCCTCTGCTACGTCTTTACTTTTGCTTTTAAATAAAGATGCAATGCCTTCAACTGCTTTTGAAAGAATTCTTTTCTTGGCCATTAATAATACGTCCTTTGTTGTTGTGGTAATGGTTCATCCTCGTAATCGTCTGGATGGTCCACAAAGCCACCTTGTCTAAATCTCATTACGGCTTGAGTCATGCTGTCCACTAAGTCATCGTGTTCGCCTAGTGGGAATGCAGCGCATTCCTCAATTACCTCTTCAGCAAATTCTCGGTCCGGTGCCCAAATCATTCCTGACTCGAACAGTGGTGCCACAGCATTCACTCTAGTATGTTTATCATTTCCCTTGCTTGGTGTAAAGTTAATAACAGGTATGCCTAGTTTGCGCATTTCGTAGGTTAATGGCAATCCTGACGCTTTGGCCTCTACAATAACAGATTCTGGCTTCCAATAGTCGTATTGTTCTTTGGCAACTCTACGCAGTTCTGGGAACTCAAATCTATCTTTTATCATGTCTACAAGAATCAATTGTGGGGCACTGTCTTGGTCAGGTGTAAATACACCCCATGTGGTTATGGCGCTGTAGTCAGCTGTTTCTTTTTTCATAAACGCTGTATCGTAACTTTGTATGACATGTTGTAGTGGTGGTAATTCGTCTTTGTCCCACACTTTCCACCATTCTCTTTTGATAATACTACCCTCTTCTGCTGTGGGATTTTGCTGGTATTGTGCGTTCCATTTTTGTATACTTACGGATGCTTTCACCGCTTCTAGTTCTTCTTTCTTCCAATACCCTGGCCAAGTTGGTTTCCCTGATGGTAAGATTGCAGGAAACTCGATTACCTCCCATTGATCCGCCTTTGGTTCTTTTTGTGCTTTCATTAGTTTTCCTGTTAAGTCAGCTACATTCCATCTCGTCATAACAAGAATAATTCTACCTCCAGGTTGGAGCCTTTGTCGTGGACCTGATGTATACCATTCATAAACCCTATCATAAGAAGCCATGTTCATCGCATCTTGCTCCGAGTGGGGATCATCAATGATTAATAGGTCTGCACCACGACCTGTTATTGATCCGCCAACACCAGCTGCATAGTATTCACCACCTTGTGCAGTTTCCCATTTACCTGCTGCTTGTGAGTCTTCTCTTAATCTTGTGTTAAATATTTTTTGATAATCTTCCATATCAATTAATGTTT